TCTTTATTCCGATTTTGAATATTAGTTGTAAATAAAACAGCTTTGCCGATTTTTTGTATAAGTTCAACGGGGGCTGGAATACCACCTGGTAATACAGAAATAGGTCGCATTGGTCTAATGTGTTGGGTTTCTTGGCTACTCTCAATCATTAACGTTACAGAATCATCAAGAAATAAAGCTTCGTTCCGAGTTACAGAAAGCACTTTAGGTTCACCGTCTTGATGTGGTGATGTTGTGTGATTATTATCTTGCATAAACTATCCTATTGCATGTGCCACAACGAAAAAATGTTTTTCGATTTGGCTTCTCATATCGTTCTCCTACCATGACTTCGCCACATTTTCGGCTAATGAATCGACAACGAAATTGTTTTAACCAATCAATAAAAATTGTCATACTCTATTATACTAATTTATGATAGATTTCTTCAATCTTAGATTCCAGCGATTCAAGACGTTGGGATAGAGCATCTAGTTTTTCATCGCCATCTTCTGCTAACTCTTTCATCTGATGACTGAGCTGAACTAGATACTCCATTATATTCGACATTTGTTATCCTCTCCGATTAGAGATTAACTGTATATATTATTACCCCAATCCAAAACCACCATCTAAATAGGGCTATGATGTTTGTAATCATTATATCACCTTCCTTCTTTTTATTCTGTCATAAGTGAGTATAGATGATGTTAATATAAAAGTCAAGCCCCCGTATTTCAGAGGGCTTGAAAGGTTATTTTCCTTTGTTGTTGTAATCCTTATACAGATGATAAACAATAGTTGGAGTATTCATTATCTGTTTGGGCTTTATTCGGGCTTTAATTTTTCGCCAAAGTTCAGCTAGGGCTACAAACACAATTCGAAAAACATTAATAGTTAAGTTGGGTTTGAAATAAGGCATTCGCCTCCTGTGAATAGTTTATGAAAAACTTATCTATTTACAATTACATTCTTCGCAACAGGCATTGTCTTCGCATTTACAATTGTCTTCGCATTCACAATCATCTGGACATTCGCTTTCATCTTTACATAAGCATTTATCGATACAGGTCATTATTCTTTGGGTTCTCCTTCGGGTTCTTCTTTAGATTCTATCTCTGCATCTGGCTCTGGCTCTGTTGATTCCACGTCTTCCCACTTCCAATCACCAGCACTATCAAAGCTTCCTTTACTTGGATTATAAACGAAAGCTCTACCATCTTTAAATTTTAATCTGATGCCACTAGCAATGCTATCAATTATTTGCCATTTCTTTCCGTGTTTTTCTGCAAACTCATTTATTCTAGTTATCCCATCTCCGTTGAATATTGCCATAAATTCTCCTAGTTAAAAGGGTTGTCCGAAGCACCCGCAGCAATCTTTGCAGCTAAAGCTTTTTGGGCTTCCTTAGATGCTGGGCCTTTCCCATATAATGGATTTACCATTGGGTGTGTCTTCCCTTCTGCATCTTCAGTTCCTTGTTGTGCAATAGCCCAACCGACTGCCCAACCACTAGGGTCTTTTAGTTTTTGAGCTTTGCTAAAGGCAAGTAATTTTTTGAGGGGAGTTTCTTTAGGGTCTTCCCTTAATACATCATTCTCTCTTTCTGTATCCAGCATCTTCCCTTCCTTGATTGCTTCAGCTATTTTATCTTTCTTCTTGTCGCCCGGTGAACCTTCTTTAAAATTTTTATACCCCATCTTTTTAGCTTGTGAAGTAGCAACAGCGTATGGATTATCCACAGCCTTTACTAATTTTTCTAATCTAGCCAACGGAGATATTTTACTTGAAGGCATATCTTGAAATTGCTTCTTACTTCCTGGTTTAGTTAGTGCATCATCAACATGCCTGTTACCCAAGTCCTGCCCTGATTCATTTACAATCCAAGGCGGCTTTGGATTTGCTGGGTCGTATTCCGTAACAGGTGTGTATCGGGCATCTTCTGCTTCAAGTTCACCAGGAAATCCTAGGTCATCAAGTAGTTGATGATGCGTTAATTCCCGTGCTAATACATTTTGTAATGTAGCAAATGTTTTTCCTGATTTAAAAGGGTCTTCTTCTTCTTTCTTCATATAATTAAAAAATGTCTGGGTTAAATCTATTTCCCCCCGTTCATCTTCCATTAGCTCTATTTGAGTACAACCACAATTAGGTTCTGCTTTTTCTAGATGTATTAAACAACTTCCATCAATGCAGGTTTTAACTGCTTCGTGTTCTGATTTAATAAGCTGGAAACTAGATTCTTGATTGACACCCTTTTCACATACTGTTACTTCAGCTAGTTCTAAGTCATCCACTTGCATGTAGTGTTCCATTCCCTTAGTAATATTCTGAGTTTTAGTTGCACTTCCAGCAATAGAATAAGATTTTAGTTTGCCTTCATCGATTTGTTTTTCAACTCGTTTGGCAATTTTAGTATCAGCTCTTAATTCTGTAATAAAATATAACCCCTTGTCATCTACACCACTCTTAAAGATTTGACCACTCTGACTAATATATGCAGGTAACGCCCATCCTACCTGTACATCAGAATGAAGAACCATAGCATTCCTAGTTCTAAAGTTATCCATGTATCTACCAAACGCCTTCTTTAAAGCATTGGTAGTAATAAGATGTCCTTCTCTATCAACTACTTCAATAGATGCAGGACCCCCAAGAACCATCGGTTGATTGTCAACATTTTCTAAACCAAGCTTTTTAACAGCTTCGGTATAAACTTTCTTGGTTGGATAAGCTCTGTATAGAGTTAGAACTTCAGCAGGTGATGCAATGTTTGCCACAAACAAACGCTTGTATTCTGATAAGGCATCTGTAATATCTTTAAGCGTGACTCTTCCATCTACAGCTTTTTCAAGTATTGTAATGTTATCATCTTCCTGAGCTGTAATCAGCCAGTCTTTTGTCGCAGTTGACATTACCATCTTATTATCCTACTGGAGCTGATACGCCCCAAATTACACCTTCATAGCCAGTGCTTGCACCACTACCATAGACAGATACATTCTTTCTAAAATCTAATGGATGAGGACTATTAAACCAGTTATGTTCTGTAGTATCATTTCCTGAAAGTTTAATTGCTGCTGTACTCGCTTCTGCAGTACAATCAAAGGATACATATAATACATTAGAAGCGTGAGTGTTTCTTATACTAATTCCTCTTATTGCTCCCATTGGAGAGGTATGTCTTGATATAGATAAATTTGCAGTTCCTGACCATTCATATCCATTCCCACCAGCAAGACTTCCATCAATATAATCTATAACATTTGAGTCATCTCTGAAGTCATACATCAAAGCATCCCAATACATATCAATATTGTGTTGAGTATTTGAACAGAATTTTACTCTATAGGTTGCAGAATCCCCAACAGGGATTTGATATGAAACCGATACTCTAGCATAAGATGTTGCTAAACTAATAGCATCTCCTGTAGCTAATACAGTTCCACTTGAATTAGTAATCTGCATTACTGCATCGCCTGAAGCCGAAGCTCCTCTTACCATTCCAGAAGCTACAAGGAATCTTTCTGAATTAGTTGATGTGCCTATATTTCCAGTACCAGTAACAGCATCAGTAGTTACATAAAATCCTTCTTTGGCTGCAGAGTTTGCAGGGTTAGCTGTCAGTTCGGCTGAACCTAAATGTGGATTCGCAGTGGTTCTTGATATAGCTGAACCGTCTGCTGTAAATTCTGATATGGTTGCATTTTCGATTGAAGGATTTAATATTCTATTTATTCCAGGTGTACCAGTTGTAGCCAATTCCCAGTTTGCAGTAGTGCCTGCAGAACCACCTTGGTCTAATTCATAATAAGGACCAGTATATAGAGTTAATACATCAGTTGCTGAAGTTCCTACGGTACCACTAAATGCTACATATCTATCCCAAGGTTTTGTGGAAGTCCTTGTGCTTGGGTCTGTTTGCCACGCTCTCCAATTTCTTGAATCACGATAATCATTTGTAAATGCCATTTAATCTCCTATTTTTCCAGCCAATTTATTATACCTATGAAGCTTGCCATGACTACAGAAGTATGTAGCACTAAAATAAGTAATGCCATTATACCTGTTCTCACCCCATACATTTTATTTCGCCAGCCTTGGAGTTCATCCAATTCCTGATTAACTCTCGCTAGTCCATCGACTAACGTTCTATTAAGTTTTGTCTGGCTTTGGATATATGTATCCAAACGTTCCATGTAGATAGCTACGTCAACCTCAGTTTTGGTTGCCATTTGTTTATTTTCTCCAAGGCAGCCATCCCTATTAAGAGATGGCTACATTATTCAATTATTTATTATGCTGGGTAACCGTAAAGTTCTATCTTGAAAGTACCACCTGTGTATTCAGACGTATCTCCACCACCAGAAGCAACTAGGTACAAATATGAATTAGCCGCTGGGAAAGCAGTTAGTGCCATTTTCTGAACTAGACTAGCTGTGTCATCATGTGTTGATGACCAGTCTTGTCCTGTCTGTAACATAGCAGCTTGTCCTGTTTCACCTGATATTGCATCATTTTCTCCACCTGTAGAAACTGTGGCTGTATATAAGTCAATGTCAGGTTCTCCACCAGCAGGAGTTGCTATACATTCCATGGTTCCAGCAAAGATTGTTCCATTAAGTGCAGCAGTAATCTGCCCTAGATGACAGTCATCATCATCATTGACTCCAATAATATCACCTGCTGCTCCACCTCCTATTAAACCATCCAAATATATAATAATAGTTGTAGTTATTAAATCTCCTGCAACTGTTACATTAGCTTTATAGAGTGTTCCTGAACCATCAGTAATACCAGTACCAGCAGTCATGTTTTGCATTCTGAAAGCAGTTTCATCTGTGCTTCCAAATAATAAAGTCTCGGCATCTGCCAAGTAATTCCAATCGTAACCTAATGCAGTCCGAGCCAGTGTTCTGGTATCCTCAGTCACATCAGATTGTTTAAATGTATGTTTAGCCATTTTTTATATTTCCTTCTATGTTCACAAATATTATTCTGTGAAAGACATACTGTTCACATCAGTTTGAACATTGCGATTTGTACGCCACATGGCTTGCTTTATTGATTTTTTTAAAGCTGTAGTTGCTGAAGTGTCGGATAGTGAAGCCTCAATTAGATTCATCACTTCGCCAACCATCCTTTTCGTATGGATGTCTATACTTTGCAACACGCCATTAACATACACACTTTGCATATTCATCATTACGTTACATTACATTCATTTATAAACGTTATATAAATGGGTGGGTAGATTTAAAGTCCACCCACACCATTATATATTTTTCTATTACGAGCTTAAATCAGTGATTTTAGCTTGGGTAATAAAGTTGTGACATCGCATCTCACCCATTGTGTAGAGTAGACCTCTGACCACCAACGCATTAGCTGCGAAGTAGTCACGGTTTTCTATATACTGGGTAGGTTGTGCGACAGCAATTTCAAGGTAATCTGTGTCCAAAACTAGTACGTCTGAACCTAATACTGCATCAGCAGTGCTAACGCTTTTAGCAACGTCAGCGTCTGGCAGTATTGGAATACCTTGATAAGTAGCAAGAACTAGTCCAGTTCGAGTTCCTGGGAAGGTTCTTTCAGAACCAACACCAACTTGGTACTCTTCCTGTCCTAAGTATCTTTGCTGTGATTGTAGTAATCTTTCCAATTTGAAATATTGGTCGTGTCCCAAAACGATTAGTTTTGGTTCTCCACCATTAGTTCTAATTGTCTGAATACAATTGTCAATTAAGTTAAGAGAAAGGTCTCTTGATACACCACTGTTTTCTTGAATAGTTCCAGCAGCATTCCAATTGGCATCATCTCTTCCTGAGAAGGTAAGGTCATAAGCTCTAACTTTACTACCACCAGTTACTCCACCAGTAGTCGTACCATCAGTAGCTACGATATCCTGGATGGAAGTGAAACCAGCACGGGAGTAAATTTGAACTAAGTCACCATTAGCGTAAGTGCCACCAGAGGCAACAGTTACTGTACCAGCACTGTTACCTTCGACTGCTACTCCAGAAGTGTTAGCTTCTGAACCACTAATGTTTGCAGATACATTATCTCCAATCTTGAAATGGAAGCTAATTGCTGACGGCACTGTAGCCGAAGTTGAGCCTCCACCAGAACAGAGATAAGCACTACCTGCTAATAGTTCTTGGTTTATTTCCTTAACATGGTCTAATTGAGCATTTTCGTTTTCCAACGCCAAAACATCACCAACACCACCTTCTAGCTGTGCAGTAAAGACTGACTTCACTGAAGCACCGAAAGTAGTTGAAACAATTCTAGGCAAGCTAGAAACGTTCTGAATGGCAGAAACATCTACAGTTGGAAGAGTGCCAACTTCGGTAACAGGCTTAGACCTATTACTTCCACGGTCACTTCTTATTCTCCAACCAGCAGAGTTACCCCAAACATTCCTTGGGATAGCATTGAAAAAACGAGTTTGGTTGTTTAGTGCATGCCAGACTTTTCTACCATAAGTGGTATTGAAAATTCCGGAAGCAGTGTCAACCGTGAAATAAGTTTGCTTCTGTAAGTATTCAGGACCGAATACTGACGAATACAATCCTCTTTGTGACTGAGCAATAAACTCAGTTAACGATGGATTTGCCATAACTTATTTTCCTCCTATTTTTCCTATGTTTTTATTATTTAGTATTATCCAAGAAGTTCTCTAGGAACACCAGAAGTGTCACCAGAGTCTACTTTTTGTTGTAGTTCTCGGAGTTGTCGATATGAAAGACTTGTTAGTTGTTCAGCAGTATCGCCTGCATTATTACCTTTAACTATTGGAGTTGTTCCATCAGTTCCCAAAGGATTAACGTTTGGGTTATCAGGTGTAAAGACCTGTGGTCTCTGTAGTCCATTCTCTTCTCTGAAGCCCATCTTTCTTAGTCTAGCTTCAGTTTCGGTAGCGATTGCTTTTTCTAAATCAAAAGATGCAACCTGTTTTTCTAACGCAGCAATAGTCTTTTTCATTGCGTCTAGTTC